AGAATCTAATAATAATTGTCTATATTGATAATAAACTGCTTGTGATGCAAAATCATACATATTTGCTGCAGAATCAGAACCGCTTCCTAATGCATGGCCATACGCAATAGAAAATTGTGGTAATGATGAACTGGCTGCAGGGTCTCCATCATACACTTCAGTATAATATTTACGTTGTGAATTTGTTTGTGCAGAAGAAGTAAAAAATGTAGTTAATTGAGCTTCACCATTACTCCATATTGCAGAAGTTATTGTTTCGATCTGATCTTCTATAATATCATTATCTCGTTCAAATCTACTATAAATTCTTCCTTTTTTTGTAGCTGCAGTTAAACGAGCATTTTCTGCAATGATATCATTTGCTAATTGTCTTGCTAATTCTTGTACGTTAACCGCTGGCGCCGGAGTTTGACTAATAGTTTGTAATGACGATACAGTAGGTATTGAATTTATAGGTCGGCCCCCATCAGGCACAATTTGTGCAGGTCCAGACGGGAATCTATCTTCTACAAATGTATTAACTCCACCGGAAAATGTAGGAATTGGCAACGGCGCCGGTGATGGAAATCTAATAGGGTCTAGTTGTACAGCTGGCGTAAAACTCTGTTCCGGAGTATAACGTGCAGCAAGTACCGGTGCACCCGGATCATATAAAGATCTAGCAGCTCGAGCCATGGTAGATTGCACAACAGGTTGCGCAACAGGTACATCACGTCCAAATACGTCAGTTGTTACTGCAGTAAATGTATTTGCGTCGATTGAATTATTTCTAACATCCAATGGCACAACTGCGTCTGGATCAGTAAATCTAGATCTACTAGGAAAAAATCCCGTTTTTGGTAAACTTCTTAATTTTTTAATTTTATTTTTATACATATCTATAATATCCATTTAAATTATTTAGTTGCTGTAGTAACTTTTTTAACTGTTAAATTAAGAGTAACACTTCCACCTGTTTCATTACCAATTATTGTTATCGTCGCAGTTTTGTCTTCTAACATTTGCATTTTAGCAATAATTTTAAATTCGAACCCAGAAACAGCAACACTTTGTGCATCTGCATTCGATCCTATAAATCTAGGAGTAGATGGTAATATATTACTATTAACTAATTTCGTAGCTTGTATATCGGCAACGGTAGAATCAGATAAAATAGCAGTATAGCCTAATGTAGAATTACCGCCTTTAAAGTTAGTAGTATCCGGTGATATAATATCACTAGCACCTGGGGCGATCAATGTAATTGCAGATTTACCAATAGATATAACAGGTATATTAGTCGACTGTTTTGGTAACGTTACTAATTTATAACGTAACGCCTGAGTTTCATCTGGAATTGCTTCTAATACTGGCATATTTTCTATAACAATACCATAATAATTTGTACCCAATGGGTGTTCTGGATTCCAAAGTCTATAATCTACTTCGTCATCACCTAATGCAAATTGCGTTATTGTAAAATCCGATGTTCCCTTTGCTAAAAGTTCTCGTCCCTTTACTGTTAAGATAGCATCAATCGTAACACTTGAATTATCTAGATATCCCATATATGATTTCTTTTTTTAATATAAATATTATTGAGTTAAAATTTTTCAATTAATTATTAAATTTCTGGTGCTGCTATAAATGATGCGCCGGTTCCTAATGTAAATCTTCCTTTTGTCGGACCGCCATCATAAATTAATTGGTTTGGATTAGTAGTTATTATTTCAGCAACCGGCCCACCATCATAAGTATCATTAGATTTAATATTAAAATCTGCAGAAGTCATTTTTGCTCCATTATATCGTTGTCTTGCAACACGGGTTGGTATGTATTCAGATACATCTGATTGTACTAATCTAGTTCTAACAATACTAGCAGAATAGTATGTTTCTATTTGTTTAAATCTTTTTGATACTCGACTGCCTGTTATTGCCGGGCATGTAAATTCCGATTGCCAATATGGCGCAGAAGCCGTAATATATGTACTACCGGATCTAGTTAAATATGTATATGAATAATTAAATCCATTATATTTTGTATCACCTAACGCGGATAAATTCATTAATAACTGATCGTCATCATATGCAGTTAATGAATATATATTTCCATTTATATTGGATGTATATGAATATTCACCGCCGGATAAATATGCTATATTATGTATAATAGTTTCATGATAATCAGAACTTCCGGTTAAATCTGGAAATACATTAAAATTTACTTCATATGTATTATCAGTACGACTAACTACCGGTAACAATGAATCTTTATTACGTTCTAATAAGTTTGGCTGTATTAATAATCCAGTTAATTTATCTGCCCGGGCTGGTAATAGTTGATCTAATTGTTTAAAAAATGATAAATCGAATAAACTAAATATTCTTATATAAGAATTAATATCACTAGTACCAGTATACTTTTTCCAGTATTCTCTAGATTTCCATTTTAATAAAGGATATGAATTTTTATCAGAATCGCCGGGATCGCCAATGTAAGAATCTAACTCCGTAAATCCTAATTGCGCAATGATATCCTCATCAATCATCGTTTGTGGAGAAAAATAAACTCCTAACTTTTTACTATCTAATGGCGCAGTATCATATTGACTTCGTTCTGCTCTAGTTTTAATATCTAAATTTCCAATTAACGTGCTAGATTCTATACGAATTTTATTATCATCATATGTTCCTGCGCCTAATGATACTCCATCAAAATAATATGTTTCTTCAATTGAATCATATGGTTCCGTAGTCGACCAACCAGAAAATGAAGCAGATATAGTAGACGTTTTTGGTTGTACCCCTAGTAAACTAGATGTAGTCGTATGATTTACTTTTTGAGTTAATGGTAATCGGAATATTAATTCACTATATGCATCCGAAGTTCCATTATATGCCGAAGGAGCTTTAGTATGATTTGCAAATGCATCTAACGATAAATTATTTGACCATAATCTAACTTCTTGCAATTGACCGTTGAGTCTAGGTATAGTGACGTAGTATCCACCGGCAAACGGCACGTAGTATGAACCAGTAGTACCAAGTTCAATAAATCCTGGAGTAGAGCCAAATGACGCAGTTACCGATGCACTAGCAGTAGATACAATTTTCCCGTATTTAGATCTATATGCATATACATTTAAAATGTTATCGACATTAACATATGTTGAATTTATTAATAAATTAGTCCATTCACCATCAAAAAAATTCATCCTGGCTTCAGATTCTGTACTATTATTAATACGTATAGTTCCATACGTGCCGCCTTCATAATGAAGCGTAATTCGAGTTCCATTGATATTTGCTAAAAGCATCGTAGTCGGAATCAATGGATTTGTAATTACATCATCCGTGCGGAATCGCATTTCATAACTGCCAATCGATTCACCATAATTAATCCGTACGTTACCTGCTGAATTATTAATTAAATCTAATGCATAATCAAAATTTAATTTTTCATATATTGGTGCACGATCAATTCTAGGGCCTCCATATTCATTAATACTAATTAATGAGTTAGGTATTCCATAGCATGATAATAATGCTTGTACGCTTCGTTTAGTGCCTTTAGATTTTAATAATAGCGGTAAATTATTTACAATACGACGCCACACAGTATAAGTCATATCCTTACCTGGTACCGACGGGTCTCCTACAGTATTTGATCCAGTTAATGGAGTACCAGCTTCATTTGTTCCTAAAACGTATTGCCATAAATCTAAATACTGATTTCCATCTTGAAGATTCCATCCAAATTGTTTTGCTACAGAATGTAATAATTCATTTGGTAAACCTAACTTAGGATTTTCTTCTCGTTTATAAAGAAGAGATGTATGTTTAATATACGTATGTAGTATATCAAAATGATGTCCTAACATATTAACAAATGTTACACCATTTTCTGCAGCATCATTTTGTAATATTGCTGCCGGCAACGATTTTGATAATTTATTAATATTTTTAGTATCATATAGTTGTGCATTACTGCTAGCAGATGCAAACCATTGTGTAAATATGCTGCTAGTAGTAGAATATGATGTATATGGATATGTAGAATTTATCTTTGGTACTGGCGTTAAATAACTGCCAGTTAAATCTACAACAACCGGAGATTCATGTGGTATTTCATTTGTAGTTAATTTTGATGATGATTCATAATATAAAAATTTTTCAAAATTATCAAATCCACCGGTTAACTTTTGTTTTATTGTCGTATAGTCAGTTATATTAGTAGTTGCATCCGAGCCAGAGATTGTTTGTAATGTCGCAATTTGAGAATCATAATATTCTAATAATTCTAATTTATATTTAAAATTATCTAATCGATCTTCAGCTGAACTATAAAAAATAAAATTATTAAAATCCGTATAATCTATATTTAATTTAATTCCAGATAAACTTCCAGAAAAGTATGCATCTATAATTTGTTGCGACGTTTGTACAGATGATCCTAATAAATCATTCCAATTTTTAATGCCGGTATCGGATGATACAATATGATCTGCACTAGCTAACCAATTTGGTTTAGATAACGTATTATATGTTTTTTCTTCAATTACTGGTTGAATAGAAAAATTATCAATATATGGTAATTTTTGTTCTTGAACAATCCAACATTTAAAATTAACATTTAAATTATCTGGTAATGCTTCATATAACTTAATATATATGTATTCACCTATTACTACACTATTAACAAAACTTAAAGTTTTATTTCTACTAAAATTTAATAAGTATTGAGTATAATATTGTTTTGACGTATGCCGTCGCTGTACAGTTTCGGTGTAATATGTTAACTGTTTTAATAATTCCGTATCATTAATGTCAATTACTCGTAATCGCAATTCCGTACGGTCCGGAGATATTTCATCGATTACTAAATATTGATGTTTATAACTACCAATTAAATCTCTAAAAAAGTTTATAACAAACTTAAAATTGCCAGCTGTGAGATCTAGATCCGATAAGTGTTTGTATAAATCGATTGATAACGGAGTTCCGGTTAATTGCAGTAATCGATTAGTATCAGGATCAGTAAAACTAGGAACTGAATGTTGTAACGTAACATCATGTTTGCCAGTTATCCAAGTATCTCCGGAATATACATGTAATTCTGTATTTTTAAATGCAGATTCATTTATAATTTGGATCGATCGATTTAATAATTTTAATTCTGAATCAGAAAATCTCAATCCAAATGAAGATCCATTCGTTGTATTTAAAATTGATTGTATATTCTTATATTGAGTTAACATGCTGTATCTAAATCATTTTAATATTATTAACCTTGTCCTATGTTTGCTGATTGCATTAAATTACCAGAAGTTTGGTAAACATCACTAAATGGTGCCGCATCAATTGCATTTGATGCAATATCTGCCGCGAACTCCGGATCAACTACGCCGCGAATACTTTGGTCAAAATTATCAAATAAACCAGCTCCGGTTATTTGATCTGTTTCATTTTGTGCATATACACTTAATTCAGAAATTGCTGAATTAAATTTACTGTCTATAGAATTCAATTGTGGAACATCGATTGAAGCAATTGATGTCGCCGGAAATCTAAAATATGAAAATCTCGTATTAATTGTGTTGTTGATAAATTCAGTTTCGAATCGATATGTAACAGGTTCGATTAACAATAATTGATTATCAGTAGCATTTTCAGTAAATATAATATTACCGGCTGCATCGCGATCGTGCACATATGAATAATTTGAAACATTAGTTAAATTATTATCATATCTTACAATTAATTCTCGTTGTACTTCAGGCAATACAGTTTCAAAAATAATTTCTTCTTTTGGTTTTTGTACAACAGTAGTAGTTAATGGAGTAAAATCGGTAGCATTACCTTGAAAATCTGAACCAACACCTGCTGATTCTACAGGTTCGTTTATTCGATCAATATTCCTAGACTGTAAGTTAGATATAGATATTGGAATGTTTGGCATAATATTATCTGACTACTTTAAAATAAACTGAATCGGTTATATATTGTTCAGTAAACCCGTCTACTATTTTGAATTCTAAACGATAATAACGTTCTGGCATAAATCCATTCATATCAACATAAATAAAATTACTAGTAGAGTCGCAACTTACTTTATTATAAATATTATCATATGGAATTATGACTTCATCTGTTGCTGCATCTAACACAGTATAATATGTAGTATCAGGTAAGTATTTTACAGTTTGATACGGAAATAAATTTGTTGGCGATTTTCTAGGAAACTTATCTCTACAAAACAATCGTATCTTAGCAATCTCTGTATCTTTATACTGCGGTTTAACGCCGGTATATGCCGAATATGATTCTAGATCTACTGCAGTTAACGATCCTGTTGTAAATGTGCTGTTATCCCAGTACATTGTCAATTTAGGAACATATATAGTATTAGTTTCTCTACTAAAAAATCTTATATAGCCTGTTATTAAATCATTTAACTCATCCGCATCAGAAAATCTTAATAAGAATCCATTATTATCAATTAAACGGCCGCCGCTACCGCTTATCCATAATTTAACCGCATCTGTTACATCGATATTTAAGTCGGTCGGACGATATGAAAAATCTTCTGAATTTCCTAATCCGGGCTGACTAAAAAATGATTGATTAAAAAATGATTGATTAAACAACCCACTACCTGATTGATATAACCAACTTCCGCCTAATCCGGATCCGGAAATATATAATGACGAACTATTTACTTGTATTTGTTGGCTACTAGATATCCACATAGAACCGGTACTAGGGTAATTCCATGTAATTCCGTTTATAATGATAGGATCTGCATCTTGAAATCCGGTACCATTAATCCAATCCTGGGCTAATATATTTGCAGAAATGGTATATTCGGCAGGAAGATTTTTTGCATTTGTAGTATATAGTTGCAATAAGAATTTACAATCATTTAAATCGACAGAATATTTTGATAATGTAGATCGTATCTCTGACATATCAAATTTTACAACGCTTCTTGATTTTTGTAGTGTACTACCATCAGTACCTAATCGTTTACCAATTTCTAGTATCTCATCGAGCCCAGTATTATAATCTGGCGACGATTCATACAACGTCGCATCCTTTTCTGCATAAAATATTCTAAACATGATTTATCCTTGTTATGATAATCGTATTAATACAAAGCT